TTACGGACGCGCCCAACAATTGTCTCGGTAGAGTAGATAAGATCGTTACGGATGAAATGGTGAAGTTAGGGTTACCATATGACCCTGGGTCGCACCATGTCATCCGAGGAGATTTAGTAGGAGTTAGGAAAAGTATAATGAAGTACGACCGTCCTGACTTCAGACCTGACCTTGATCCTTTGATTGTAGAAGAGGCTCTGCGGTCTTTATTTGACATGTTCAAAGTTCATTTCGACACATGCCCGAGAGCGGATGACGAAGAATTGTCTATGAATGGTGATTCGTCTCCGGGAGCTTATTATAAACTCAGGTACGGCTTTAAAAAGACCCGTCAGGTTCTTGATAATGCCGTTGCCATGCAAGAGATGCATGAGTTTGATGAGAACCCGCAGTACCCAACTCTCTGGACTGCGTCCGGAAAAACTGAACTACTGCCCGCACAGAAGATTCTGGATAATGACCCGCGTACATTCATCATTCCTGATAAACGTTTTCACTATCACTGTTTGCGAAATTTGTACCACCAGCATGTTTTATTTTTGAAACTTGCTGAATGTGACAAAAGTTGGTTTACAGCTGGTAGAAGTTTTCAGTATGGTGGGTTTAATCGGATTATGAAGGAATTTTTGGAGTATCTTTTTAAAATTGAAGGTGACGTATCGAAGTGGGATTCTTCCCTGCTTTCGTGGGTCTTCTTCAACGTGATTGTTCCTATACGGTCTGCGCTATTTCGCCCTAACCGTGTTGTAGTAGAGGATGGTGAGTTGCGAGAGGCAACTGTCGCTGAACGAGAGGCACAGCGACTTAAGTTCCGAAATGAGCTTATAGCCATTTATACGGATATGCTTAGAGCGCATATTTTGATGCCGGATGGTGAAATTATTCGTAAGCTACTTGGTATGGCTAGCGGATTTTTTACCACGGCAGATGATAATACGCTTTATCATTTATTCGTTATCTTCTATATCATGGCTTGGAAGAAAGTTCAAGCGCAGATGCGTTTAATGGCGGATGATCACTTTGGTGGAACGAATTCCAAGTTGTTCGCAGCTTTTGAGACTAGACAAGCAGCCTATAAGCTATTTGGACTTACTCTCAAAGAGGCGGCCGACAGGGTTTCGCACACTGTTGAAGGGGCTACATTTTTAGGTTTTACGGCTCGGTGGCACAAGGGCTATGGGATGTTTGTTCCAGTGTATAACATCACAAAGGCTTTGTCATCCTTGGCGAAACCTGATGGCAGAGTAGATAACCTCATTAGATACGTTCGCATATCTGCTATACGCGTTCTTTGCTACTGGACACCCTATCGTGACCAGTTATACGCTTTAGCTTCTCGTTTCTATTATGATCAGTTCGCAACCATGGAGAATCCATGGGCAAAGGACGTTATATCGGACGAGGAGTTTTATCGCCTGGCAATGTTCCCTTCTGATCGGGCTATCGAGTGTTTATGGATTGGATTCGAACTCGGTGGCCTTAGCCGGCTAAGATTTGTGGTGGAAAAGAAGAGAGCGATGTCTGGAAATGCAAAGAAAGCTAAAAAGCAAATTGCGAAGAAGGTCGCTACAGCTATTGTTGCAGCTGAGAAGAAGGCTGCAGCTAGCAAGAGTCGCACGGCAGTGCGGCCCAAGGTCAGTCGTGAGAGCGCCGGCATACCCAGCGCCGTTGCGGACGTTGAGTCCTGCAAGCCCTTTAAACAGAAGTCAATTACCGTATCAGGAAAAGAGCTACTGTATACAGTTATCATCCCCACTGGAGGGCTTGATGACAGTATGGTGCTCGAGGAGTTTGTTCTCAACCCTCTGCAGGTTCTTGCAGAGATTGCTGGTTCAGAGTCCCGCCTTGCGGAGTTGGCACAATGTTGGGATCGATTCCAGTGGATAGAGCTCGAGATTACTTATAGTCCATCCGTGGGTACAACCACGAATGGGAGTTTGTGCATGTGTGCGGAGGCGGATATTGACGATTCATATGTGGACCTCGAAGGGGACCCTTTGCTCGTCAAGATGGGCGAAGCTGCTCATAACTTCACCTTCCAAACATATGCCAAGGCTAGAATGCCAATCACGAACCGAGCTTTTTTCACAGGTGAAAAGTGGATATTACCTTTTAACCAGGGTGATGCCCGCTTGTATACCTCGGGAAAGATTGTTCTTGCAAATGCCGGATCGTTAGTCGCCGGAACTTATGGGCGCTTTTATCTCAGGTGGAGGGCTAAGCTCTCCCAGTCTTCGTCTAAGAACTTGGAAGATAATTCACTCAGTCTCATCGCCACTACAAGTGGAACCTACATCACGGCGACCTATCCGTGGGGTGATTATTCGTCTATCAAAGATGCGACCACAGCATGGTATGAAAGCAAATGCGTTTATTTCCATTCTGATCCCACTCTTGGTAGCGTTATAAGTTTCCTCACTGTTGGTTACTATTTTGTTGGTTTTTACCGTACTGGTGTTGCTATGGGTACAGGTGCCTTTTCAGGTGCGACATTTTCAGGTTGTTCTGCCACGTGGCTAGATAACCCCGAAGGGGTTGGTATCACGGGGTTAGCTAATCTGTATATCGCAAATGGAGGGTCAACTGCTAGTTCTTGGTGGTTGTTGGTTCAAGTTGATGAACCTGGTGCTTACATGAGCCGTACTGCGGATGCTGGAGTTACACACTCCACTGGGTGGACGGCGGTTGCTAGATTATCCATTCCATTGACTGTGGATGATACTCCTGCCGCGGCAGCGTACAACCAGATTGCTGCAGCTTTGACTGCACAATCTGGCGTCACAATACCGCGTAAGGATAAATTATACACACCTCAAGAGTTATGGCATATCAACAAACGCCTTGCACAGAGGAAAAAGGCTTCCAAAGGCAAGCTCATGTTATGTCGCTGTTATTCATTGACTTTGAGCGAGTTGGCGGCAAAGAAACCGACCCCATTGGCAACGGGATCGCTAACTCTGCATACCAATTCTACCATCACTCAAGGTGATGGGCCAGCAGTCACTGTTCAGACGGATTCAGAGCCTGGGACAGAAATGAACATAGGTACTGAAGCGGACCCCGTCTTCGTCGTTGTCACGGCAGAGGCACGTAAAAGATTGGAGTCCTTGCGATTGTTCCCACCGACTAAATAAAAATGCTAAACATCCTTCACACGCCCGTAGGCTAG